GAAGGTTGCCAAAAAGCCAACTAAAAGGTCGATCAATGTTAAAAGCAAATCACTCAACTAAGGTCTCTGAAAAGTTTACCGTTGACGATGATAAGATCATTATCAAGAAAACCTTTGACGCATCCCACATGCTCAAAGATGCGGCACAAGCGCGTGAGGTAACACAAAACAGCTTTGGCTCGGACTACAAGCATGTGGGCAACGTAGATATGGGCTTGCTGTCCGTATGGCTTAAAGAGGCAGGCGTGTCTTGGACTGATACACAAGCGGTCAAAGATGTGTTAAAACGTAAGTTGGCAAGCAACGAATTTAGCGCCCTTCGGGTCTGGGAAGGCAGTTACTAAAATGGAAATGGACGCGATCTTGAATATACTTTTTGCGATTGTCATCGGCGGGCTTGGCTGGTGGCTGAAGACGCAGCGGGAAGAGCTGGATCGCCTCCGTATTTTACTTAACCGCAGCCGTGAGGAAATGGCGAAGGAATATGTGACTAAGACTGACAGCAATCAAGTTCTCTTGCAGATTATGAATAAGTTTGATCGGCTTGAAGAAAAAATTGACCGACTAATGGAGAGATAGATTGCTTTGCGCTCTGGTCTTTGTGAGTTTCGGACACGCTTGGATACAGGGCGTAGGCAATGTTCTGGTGAAGTCTTGCTACTATAACTGTGGCAGCGAGAAGATAACAAAAGCGCAATGGTATGACCGCAAGTATAGCGTGCCGCCGCATTATGTTTGCCCAGTGAGGTTTGCAGACGCATGATTGATCCGTTTACAGCATTCGCAGCAGCGCAGACCGCCGTATCCGCCATCAAGAAGGGCATCCAGCTCGGGAAAGACATTGGCGGCATATCCAATGACTTGGCCAAATTTGCCGGCGCGTTTTCAGACTTGGAATTTGCACACAAGTCGGCGGAGAACCAGCCGTGGTACGCCGTGTTATTTGGCGGCAGTGGACCCAGTGCAATGGACATATTTGCCAAGAAGAAACAAGCGGAGGCTTTGCGTGCAGATATTAAACAATATATTCAGTTCGGCTACGGCCAGTCGGCTTGGCAAGAACTCCTGCGGATCGAAGCCCAAGTGCGCAAGGATCGTCAGAAAACTCTATATCGCAAAGCGGAGATTAAGCAGGCAATTATCGAGTGGACTTTGGGCATTTTGGTGGTGGTATCAGGCGTTGGTGTCCTCGGCGTGGGCATTTATTATCTCGGCAAAAAACAAGGGAAATGGTAATGGCACACACGATACTTGATAACTGGAAGGTTCTGCCACGCTTAATGATGCTGGCAGTCACTGTGCTGACGTATCAGGCGGTGCATTGGTTTATGAGCCTAGATGATCCCAGCGTTGCTCAGTCAGGGCTTGTGAGCGTCTGTATGGGCGCTCTCACAGGGTGCTTTGGCATCTGGATGGGTAAGGAGTCCAAAACGAGCGTAACCAACACTGGTTCAAGCTCAAAAGTAGAGTATGAGGTGGGGCAATGATCGGCCAGATAATCGGATCACTCGGCGGGCTTGCTGCCAGCTACATCGACGGCAAGACTGCCGTGAAGAAAGCCGAAGCTGAGACCAAGATGAAAATCGCCACTGGCGAGATCAGTTGGGAGCAGGCTGCTATCGAGGCCAGCAACAATTCGTGGAAAGATGAAGCGTGGACGGTGGCGTTCATAGCCATAGTTCTTGGCAGCTTCATACCGGGCATACAGCCTTACATGGCGCAGGGTTTTGCTAATCTGGACGCTGCGCCGCAGTGGTTTCAGTGGGCGATGTATGCAAGCATTGCGGCGAGCTTTGGCATCCGCACAGTGAAGGGGCTGAAAAAGTAATGGCTACACCAGCGAAGGGCAAAGCCCGAGTTAAAGTTACATCAAGCGGGCGTAAAGTCAGCTACGGCCAAGCAGGCAAAGCGAAAGACGGCGGGCCACGGGTCAAGCCCGGCACATCCAAGGGCGATGCGTATTGCGCACGTTCTGCCGCGCAGAAGAAGAAGTTTCCCAAGGCTGCGGCTGATCCAAACAGCCCGCTAAATCTTTCACGCAAGCGCTGGAAATGCTCCGGCACTAAATCGAAGAGGACTTAATGAAATGGCAAAGCTTACACCTGCACAAAAGGCTAAGGCCAAAGCAATGTCTGCTAAAAGGGGCGTTAAGTATCCAAACGCTTGGAGCAACCTTGCCGTGGCCAAAGGCCAAAAGCCCAAGAAAAAGACAACAGCGAAAAAGACAACAGCATGAGCAAGGCAATGGCAACGCTCCAAGCTAAAATCGGCGCAACAGCCGATGGCGAGTTTGGTCCAAATACAGCGCGAGCAATCGCAAAACACTTCAACCTATCCCCGGCGCGTGGCGCACACTTGATGGGTCAGGCATCGCATGAGAGTGGCGGCTTCAAGCGCACCCGTGAAAGCCTGTATTACAGCACGCCAGAGCGCATCCAAGCTGTCTGGCCTTCGCGCTTCCCAACTGTTGCGGATGCAGAGCCGTATGCCAAAAACCCAACCGGGCTTGCTGGCAAGGTTTACGCTGGCCGCATGGGCAATGAGAATGAAGCGCAGGCAAGCCTGTACATTGGTCGAGGATTTCTTCAACTGACCGGGCGGAATAATTATCGGGCGTTTGCGTCTGACATGGGCGTGCCGAATGTTATGACTGACCCAGACTTGGTGGCTGACGAATATGCCTTTGAGACTGCGCTGTGGTTCTTCAATAAGAATGGGTTGTTTGCCATTGCCGACGAGGGTGTGACGGATGACGCTATCAAGCGCATAACCAAGCGTGTGAACGGCGGCTATCATGGTCTGGATCATCGAAGCCAAGAGAGCAAGAAAATCCACACTTGGCTCATGGCTTAGTTTAGCCAAGTTAGCTAAGTGGCGAAGCAAGATCAAAAAGCCAGCGCGGCGGTAGGTAGGGCCGGAGAGCATTTAGCCCTCGCCTACTTATCGCTTGCTGGATACATCTGCACGCTCTGCCAGATCAAAGATCACGATGCGTATATACAGACGGATACACAGACGCTCACGTTGCAAGTGAAGACGGCCAGCAAGACGCATAAAACTACTAATAGATACGCATTCCACACACCCAAGAAGAACGTCGATGTTTCAGACGTGTTTGCGTTTGTATCTATTGAATTAGGCGCTGTGATTTTCCGCCGGGGAGACGAACTGACCTCTGTGACAACATATATTTCGCCAGAGGAATTTATGGATGAAAAGCAGTCGATGCAAAAAACATTCGACAGCTTCAAATAGCCACTTGCTGCCGGGCGCGCCTTTGATTAGAAAGTTCGAGTGGGTGGCTATCATCACAAGTAAGATCGACTTGCCGCGGGATGGCGGTTGTTTAGCCTAGGATGACGTTGCTACCAAAAAGCGCCACCTTTTTAATCTCAACGGCCACCCACACGACCTCAAAATATAATGCCCACCAGCGCCATCAGGCCAGCGCCGCATATGAAGCCAATGGCGCATCCAAGTGCGCCTGCAATGTGCAATTTGCGCTCCAGCTCTTCGTCAGTCATCTAAACTCTCCACCATTTGTATTTTCTCGCCAATCCAGCGCATAACCGGAACAGCCATTGAGTTGCCCATTGCCTTATATCGAGGCCCATCCGGGCAATCTTCTGCTGGCTTATTACGCCACGGTATCTGCGTGAAGTCGTCAGGGAAGCCTTGCAAACGCTCGCATTCTGTTGGTGTTAGGCGGCGGACGGCGGACGATGGAACCATAACGCCTTCGTGCCGTCCTCCAGCCCCACCTCGCTGAATTGTGGGCTGGAGGTCTTTAAGCGCGTTTAGCTCTTCACTCCATCCTATCGCCACCGCAGGCGTCTTGCTCTTGTCCAGCGTTGGCGTGACTTCCGTTGACACGCTGTCGCCTTGGTTGGCACTGTTTTGCGCACCAAAGGCTATAGATAATGTGCCGCCCGCTCGGCCAGCAACACGCATTGTCGGTGCAAGATTGATGGTAGCGTCCGTTCCGTTATCGTTGCGACTAAAGGCAATGGGTAGAGTTTCTGTTGTCGGATCGTATGCGCTGCCAGTGCGTGTGGTTAGACATTGGGCCACAATGGCTTCCGCCTCTACTCGCTGGTTTCCTGTGCGACTGAATGGAGCGCCTTGTGTAACTGTGGGGGCAGCTTTTTGCCCCGCTTCTCGGCTCGGCGCAGAATACCCTGACAGGCTTTCGCGCTCAAATAAAACCGCTGCGGCACGTCGCCAGTCTCCAAGGTATCCGACAACGAACACACGGCGGCGTCGCTGGGCCACTCCGAAGTATTGAGCGTCAAGCACTCTGTAGGCGAACCCATACCCGAGCTTGCCCAGCGCCCCGAGGAAGGTTCCAAAATCCCGTCCTCGTTGGCTAGACAAGACGCCGGGGACGTTCTCCCAAACCAGCCACTTGGGCTGATATTGTGCAGCAATGGCAAGATAGGTGAGCATGAGATTTCCCCTTGGGTCATCAAGTCCCTTGCGAAGTCCTGCGACTGAAAAACTTTGGCAGGGGGTTCCTCCGACCAAAAGGTCAATTGATCTGTCAATGGGCCACTCCTTAAATTGTGTCATGTCGCCAAGGTTAGGGACATCTGGGTAATGATGCGCCAGCACGGCGCTTGGGAACTTTTCTATCTCGCTGAACCACTGCGGCTCCCATCCAAGTGGATGCCACGCGGCAGTGGCGGCTTCAACGCCAGAGCAAACTGAGCCGTATTTCATGTGTCACCCTCATCAAAACAGTTATTCAACGGCTGAATAGGTTGCTTGCTAAACACCCAGCGCCACTGCCGCTTGGTGTAACCCGGAACTTCAACAAAATCACGCACGCGGTAAACCTTGTTCGCTTGCCACATTTTCTTGAGATAGCTTGACGTGCGAGGAATGCTGTCACCCAGCAGCTCAGCCGCCTCTGCTGCCGTCACACGCTGGTCATACGGGATCAAAGAAAACAGGCGATTGCCTTGGTCAATGCTGTGCTGTTTGCTGGCCTCAGCAGCGCGCTGCATAGATGGGGCCACAGTTGTCGGCCTGCGCGGGCCAGATGGTAGAGCTTCACGTTTGCGCTGGCGGTACATGAGATTTTCAAACTCCCACAGACAGTGGCCGTATGTGATCTCGTAACGCTCGTGCTTATCGGTAACGCCCTCTAGCTTGGCCCTCAATCGCTCTGCTGCGTCTTTTTCATATCGCGCTTTAGCAGATCGAGAAGCGCTTGCTGCTCTTCCAGCCGCTGCTTCAAGTTTGGCCTCATCGCTGTCTTCTGCTCCGTCAGCATTATGCTGTTGTTGCGCTCCAGCCTTTTTATAATAATCTGAGTTTGGTCCGTACTCACGTTTTTTCCTTTCAAGTTTTATGTTCGCAGCCGAACAAATGCGATATATTGTTGACGGTGATACGCGCAGCAATTCTGCGGTTTCAATTTGTGACATGCCTTGCTGAGCGCAGTCAAGAACGTGGCGGGTGAGCGCATCTGGATCGTATTTCATTGGTAGTCCTCCAAGGGGTCTATCTGGCCTACGCCGTTGCAGACTTCGCATTCTTCCATGTGGCTTCCAAAGTCACCATGCCAAGTTGAGCTTTGGCGGACCCAAACATCGCGCTCAACCTCGCCTTCGCCATCGCACTCAGGGCAGTTAATTATATTAGTCACAGCATGGCACTCCTGACGAACAGTGGCACGGCGAACAATGCCAAGAGGAATATGATTTCGGCGGCAATTTCTAACTTATGTTTCATTGGTGGTTCTCCCGGTTTAGGTGGGGAGCCGAAGCTCCCCGTGTTGATTATGCGCCCCACATTTCTTTTGCGATTTGTTCGCCAGATTTGTTGGGGTTGCGGATTAATCGGTCGCTAATGCGCAGCAATTCATCTTCATCTTTTGCGTAAATGCCGACGTAACCGGTTGAGTGCTGGACTGCATAGCAGTCGTCACCAAATTCAACAATGATGTTTGCGCCCTCAAGCGGAATTGCTGTCATCTTTAAAATCATGTCCGTGTTCCTTTGTTCCTGTTTATACAATCACACTAATCCGCAAATCATCCTATGTAAATACCTAATTTGCACTTGCATAAACTTTTTTTAGGATGTAACGTCCTATCAAATTAACCTTGGAGGGTGACATGAAGAAAGAAAGTCGAGTGGTCTTAACTGAAGCCCAGCATGAGGCGCTGACGTTAGCCGCTGAGCGTGCTGGCATGGCGCTAGCCACGTTTATTCGGTCGGCAGCTATTAACGCTGCGGCCAGCGCAGGGATTTACGCTGAACAGCCTAGAGCCGACTAATGGTCAACGGGCGCAACAAGGGCGCAAATTTTGAGCGCGAGACAGCCAACGCCTTGCGCGATGAACTCGGAATAGGCTTTAAGCGCAATCTAATTCAGTATCAGGAAGCCGATCACGGTGACTTGACGCCTGACGATCCGGCATTCCCGTTTACGTTGGAGCTTAAACGCTACAAGGACGGCCCAATCGGCGGTGCGCCTGCATGGTGGGAGCAAGTCAAAACCGCCGCCGAGCGTGAGCAAAAGATGCCGTGCCTGATTTACAAATACGACCGCAAGCCAATGCGATGCGTGATCCCGCTGGCTGCGTTAACCGATTGCGATCACGATTACACTGTAGAAGTCGATTTCGAGACCTTCTGCTATATTGCTAGGGAGGCAATGCAATGACTGAAATAAAACTTACAGGCAAAGAAGACCTTTGCGAAATTTCCGAAAAAAATTACTTTCCTACTGGTCGAAATTGGTCAGACGACAGCAAATCATTTGAAAAAATATTAAATGATAGTTGTGACTTTGCTCTTCGCCTTGGGATGCTTGAGGCGTTGGATTCAATGTTTCTGAAAATTAATGTAGTTGATGGGGAACCTGAATTTACGGCTTATGTAGCAATCGCTGACCACAAATTTTCGGCGTTAAAGGTTTTAGACAACAGCTTTATTCAAGGAGACGTTGATTGTGATATGAAGTTAAGATTTGATTATCCCGACAACGAACTTACGGCGGAGATTGTTGAATGATCCCTGCTGACAGATTATCCAACACGGAATACCATGCCAAAAAGGATCACATATCGTCATCTGACGTTAAGATGGTCCACAGCAAATCGCTAGCACATTGGAAGGCGAAGACATACAGCCCAAGCCCAGTGTTTGATATGGGAACCGCCGTACACGCAATGGTGCTAGAGGATGGCAAGGGTATCATCCGTGGGCCAGAGACACGCCGGGGTAAGGCTTGGACGGAAGCGCATGAAGAGGCACAGGCAAACGATCAGACCTTGCTGACCGCCGCCGACTATGACCTTGCGCGGAATATTGCCGATAGCGTGCTGTTTCATCCAGCTGGTCAGCGCATGGCTGGGCCGACAACGGTCAACGAGGCCAGCTTCTTTGCCACTGACCCTGAGACTGGGCTGAAAATCAAGTGCCGCCCAGATAGCTATTGGGATGCCAAAGGTGTCCTATACGATCTCAAGACGTGTCAGGATGCTTCACCCAGAGGCGTGGCGAAGGACATGATTTCGTACAACTACGCGATACAGCAAGCCTTTTACATGCACTGCATTGAGCAGGCTGGCTATGAGGCGTCACAGTTTGTATTTGTTCACGTCGAGAAGTCTGGAGCGTTTGCAGTCTCGACAAATATCATACATGAGGAATATCTTGACTGGGCCAAGGGCGAAATGCACATGACCCTGCGCAAGATTGCTAAAGCCAACGAGGCCCAGAAGTGGGACACTGGTTGGTCAGATCAAACTAATGTGATTGATCTGCCACGATGGCTGCGCTTAGATGCAGTCGAACTTTAATAGCTTGGAGAAAAACAGATGGCTAAAACAGACTTTAAACCCGTAATGATCCGCAATGTGGAATTTAAATATCCACGGCTCAACGCCTGCTACCGTTACAATACTTCGGAAAAGAAGAGCGAAGAGTGCGCGCCAACAGCGTCAAACGCGGCTTACTCTATCGCTTGGGAGATGTCAGCTGATGACGCTAAAACGCTGCACGCCGACTTGAAGGCACATTATGAGACGTGCCAGACGAAAGCGCCATTTGGTAAAATTTTCGGCATGAAGAAACTTGACAGCGGCAACTATGAATTCCGCGCCAAGCGCAACGGCACAAACAGCCAAGGCCAGCAGAACGAAAAACCTCGCGTCATTGATGGCATGAAGCAACCGCTGGCCGACACAGCTTTCTGGGGTGGCTCAAAGGGCAGCATCAAGGTGACAGCGTATCCCGTGACCGATCCAGACGGCAACGGTGGCATCTCGCTGCTGATTGATACGGTGCAGGTCACTCACGCAGTCTACGGCGGCGGCGGCCTTGATGACTTTGATGAAGTGCCGACAACAATGGCAGGCGGCGTTGACGCATCTTTGGATGACTTCGGACCGGCCACTGCACAGCAGGCAGCACCGGCGCAAGCTGAGCTAGAGGACGAAATTCCGTTTTGAGTATAAGAAAACCCCCGGCAGTTGGGACGCTGCCGGGGGTTAAAGTGAAAGCGAACCCACGATTGGATGGAGAAAGGTCCGAACATGCACAGACTAACAAAGACAAGCGACGTTGGCAAGAAAGAGCTGCTACTTGCAGCAGGTGCGCGCGACACTCGCATTAATCAAACCGGGTCAGAGTACGACGGCATCACAATCGGCAAAATAGCTAAGCTCGTCAGCGAGCCGCAGGCGACCGAAAAGGCCGACGCGCTGTTTTTCATTCCGTCAACTTATCGCGAACACGATGGGAGGAATCACGCGACACAGCGCGAGCATGGCGAGTATTGGATGCTGGCCGTTGATGTTGACGAGGGCGACCCATCGCTCACCGAGGTCAAGTCAGCCGTTGAGCGTGTCACAGGCAACGCATCCTCACTGATCTATTCGTCATCCGGGGCAACAGAAGACAACCGCAAGTGGCGTGCGCTCATCCCGCTGTCAGAGCCGATCAGCGGTGAGGACTACGTTGACGCCCAGCTGGCACTGTTTGACCTTATGCAGCAGGAAGGCATCATTTGTGACGCTGCGTTATCGCGCACTGGTCAGCCGATTTATCTGCCCAACGTGCCGCCAGCTCGACGTGATAACTTCGGGCAGCCAGAGTTTTATCACGGGCTGCGTAATCGCGGTGAGGGTCTGCTTATCCCAACCGAAAGCAAAATCTGGGCAAACTTAGAGTTTCGCCGCAAGAATGAAGCCATCGCAGCTGAACGCGCCGCCGCCGAGCGCCAGCTGCGTGCGCAAAATCGTGCGCAACAGCGAAAAGATTTCGATGACGTTGATCCAGTTGCCGAGTTCAACCGTAATAATACAATAGCTGACATGATGCTGCGCCACGGCTATGAGAAACTTGGCCGATCAGACAGCTACCGCTCCCCAATGCAGACATCTGGCTCACACGCCACCAAAGATTTCGGCACGCACTGGGTCAGCCTATCTGGCTCAGACCGGGCGGCTGGCATTGGCCAGACCAGCGCAGAGTTTTGCTGGGGTGATGCCTTCGATCTTTACTGCTATTTTGAACATGACAACGACATGCGAGCCGCCGTGCGAACTTACGCCGCCGAGCTGCGTCCCAGCAAGTTTGATGAGGTCAACCAACAGTTACCTGAGCCAGATGACGGGCTGGATGAATTTGACACTATACCCGACCCCGAGATTGAGCCTGAGAGCCAACCTGAGCCTGTACAGAGGCTTGAATGGCCAACTCCGGTCGGAACTATTGATGAAGCAAGTTTACCTCGCAGGCGGTGGATTTACGGGCATCACCACATTCGCGGCTTTGTCAGCGTCACGGCGTCAGCGGGTGGCATCGGTAAAACCTCGCTCACAATGG